TGAGAGTGCCTGCAAGGAGCATGTGTGTAAGTTTTCTCATGGTATTGAACTGATTAAATTAGTGTCTGACAAATATATCCAAAATAGCTGGAATAACCTCGAAAAACAGGAGAGATGACGCTAAATGTCTTAACATCAATGTCGTTACGGTGACAAACGATGCCAAGGCAGAAAAGCGTAAAACGCAAAGAAAAGCGGAATATAGAAAGAGAACGGTTTTCAAATCGTTACCCGACAAAAGGTAATATTTAACAGAGGTAGGATGCTTTTGCACCGTTTGTCACCGATTTGCGTATCAAGGTATAACTCGTTGATATTTAACTTTGCAAACAAAAAACGAGTATGGCAAGAAGTACGTTCAAAGTGCTGTTCTACGTGAATGGCAGCAAGGAGAAAAACGGTATTGTCCCCATCATGGGACGAGTGACAATCAACGGTTCGGTGGCGCAGTTCAGCTGCAAGCAGACCATCCCGAAAACCCTTTGGGATGCTAAAGGCAACCGAGCCAAAGGCAAGAGTGCCGAAGCGAGGGACATCAACCTCGCTTTGGACAACATCAAGGCGCAAATCATCAAGCACTACCAGCGCATTTCAGACCGTGAGGCATACGTCACGGCAGAAATGGTGCGTAATGCCTATCAAGGTATAGGCAGCGAGTACGAGACATTGCTCGGAGCGTTCGACAAGGATAACGCCACTTTCCAAAAGCGTGTGGGCACAGACCGTGTCAAAGGGACTTATTTGGCAAGGGTTCGGGCAAGAAACCATGTGGCAGCGTTCATCAAGGCGAACTACAAACGCAGCGACCTGTCCATGCTTGAACTGACACCCGACTTCATCAAGGAGTTTGCCGTGTTCCTTTCCACAGACAGAGGATTGCAGAACGGCAGTATCTGGACCAACTGCATGTGGCTGAAAGGTGTGGTAATGCGTGCGCACTTCAACGGTCTTATACCAAGAAATCCGTTTGCGCAGTTCCACATCAGCCCCAACATCAAGGAACGTGAGTATCTGACGGAAGACGAGCTGAAAACACTGATGACACACGAGTTTGCGGACAGCAAGCTGTCCTATATCCGTGACATCTTCGTGTTTGCCAGCTTTACGGCACTCTCATTCGTGGATATTAAGGAATTGACCACCGATGACATCATGGAGGTGAACGGTGAAAAGTGGATAATATCCAAACGGCACAAGACAAAAATTCCTTTCCAAGTGAAACTGCTTGACATCCCTTTGCAGATTATCAAGCGTTACGAGCCGTTCCAAACAGATAAATCGGTATTTCCCAATCTGAACTATTGGTCTATCTGCAAACCGCTGAAAAAGATGATAAAAGAGTGCGGTATCACGAAAGCAATTTCATTCCATTGCTCAAGACATGGGTTCGCCACCCTTGCCCTCAGCAAAGGTATGCCGATTGAAAGTGTCAGCCGTGTATTGGGACATACGAACATTGTCACGACCCAACTTTATGCGAAGATAACCACGCAAAAGATAGACCACGACCTGACCAAGTTCGGAGATAAGTTAAACCAATCGTTCGGAAACACCCAAATGGCATAGGATATGGAAAGGAACATCATCAGCATAGACGAGTACGGCAAAGTAATCTTACCGACCGATATACAGGCAACCGCCATGAACGAATGGGAGCTTTGCGACCTGTTCAATGTAACCGCCCCGACCATCAAGGCAGGGATAAAGGCACTTTGCAAGTGTGGAGTTCTGAACGAGTATGAGATAAAGCGCACCATCCGAATATCCGACAGGTGCAGCATGGAGGTTTACAGCCTTGAAACGGTTATTGCCCTTGCGTTCCGTATCGGTACATACGGGGCGAAGCAGATGCGCAATGCCGTTCTTAAAAGGCTGTACTTGCGAAAAGAGAAAACAAACATCTTCTTTTCGCAGGGAATTTATGATGCAAAGTTATCTGATTATCAATCATAAAGCATAATGATATGACGGCATGGAGTAGTAAAATCTATACGTAGTCCCATTATCAACAATGCGTTTATATGAGTACATGAATAGGCGTATTGCCATTCGTACGTATGACCACGGCAAGCCCGAAGAAGCAAACCAATAACGGATGCTCCTTCGGGCTTGTTTTTGTATGCTCCTTACATGTTTTCCGCCCCAATCCATTGAAAGTTTTTGTTTAGAGGGGCATTTTGCGCCATTCTGCTATGTTTTGCGTAACAACTTATCCGATAAATACTTATACTTTTGTAGCTGGTATTTTTCAAACTTAAAACCATTTGATTATGTCAGCTAACAAACAACAAGACAGCCACAGACCGCCATCAGATGGCAGCATGGCAAAGGAAGAATTTATCCGAGTGGGGACAACACTTTACAAGATTGTGGAGCAGCCCAAACTGAACGGAGGGTATGTAAGGAAACGCATAGCGTGGAACAACGAGACCCTGCGCCAAGACTATGGCAAGGACTACATCGGCAGCGTTCCCAAGTATGACGGGTTCTGCACCGTACCCGAACATCTGAACTACCGCCCCATAGTCGGCAAGTTCCTTAACCTATATGAGCCGATAGACCATGTACCCCGACAAGGGAATTTCCCCTCTGTCCGTTCATTGGTACGGCACATCTTCGGGGAACAGTACGAGTTGGGGATGGACTATCTGCAACTGCTTTACCTGCAACCAATCCAAAAGCTGCCTATCCTGCTGTTGGTGTCTGAGGAACGCAACACAGGCAAAAGCACGTTCCTTAACTTTCTGAAACTTCTCTTTCAGAACAATGTAACCTTTAATACCAACGAGGATTTCCGAAGCCAGTTCAATTCCGATTGGGCTGGAAAACTGCTCATCGTGGTGGACGAGGTGCTACTCAACCGCAGGGAGGACAGCGAGAGGTTAAAGAACCTCAGTACCACACTATCCTACAAGGTGGAAGCCAAAGGCAAAGACCGTGATGAGATAGCGTTCTTCGCCAAGTTCGTACTATGTTCCAACAACGAATATCTGCCTGTAATCATAGACGCAGGAGAAACACGCTATTGGGTACGCAAGATAGACCGCTTGCAGTCAGACGATACCGACTTTCTGCAAAAGCTGAAAGCGGAGATACCCGCCTTTCTCCATTTCCTGCAACACAGAACCCTATCCACCGAAAAAGAAAGCCGTATGTGGTTCGCCCCGTCATTGCTACATACCGAAGCCTTGCAGAAGATTATCCGCAGCAACCGCAACCGATTGGAAATAGAGATGCACGAGCTTATACTTGACATCATGGAGAGTACAGGCACAAACACATTTTCGTTCTGCTATGGCGATATTCTTCTTTTATTGGCTCAATCGCAGATAAAAGCGGAGAGACACCAAGTAAGAAAGGTATTGCAGGAGTGCTGGAAACTGACACCAGCACACAACACCCTCACTTATACCACCTATCAAGTGAGCTACAGCCGTGAATGCCGTTACTCCCCCATCAAGACGACAGGGAGATATTACACTGTCACGAAAGAGTTTTTGCAAACACTCTGATTATTTTGATAAAATGATGAATAGAGGTGTAACTATACTGAATAACAATGATATATACTCTCATCAAATCTTCATCAGGAAAGGTTTACCGATGAAAAGAGAAAACAAGGCGGATATACCATACAGAACACTGCCAATGATGACTTTCTCTTTTGGCAGGTAGTTTTGATGAGGAAATGATGAATAGATATATAGTTGCAATACAATTGTTTATACCACTTAATCATCAAATTATCGTTTTCACCATAACAATTAAATCCTACAGGAAGCATGAACATACAGGAAGCAAAACAAATCAGAATCGCAGACTATCTGCAAAGTCTGGGCTACACGCCCGTAAAGCAACAAGGCAACAGCCTGTGGTACAAATCACCGCTCAGGGAGGAAACCGATGCCTCGTTCAAGGTAAACACCGAAATCAACAGATGGTATGACTTCGGACTTGGCAAGGGCGGCAACATCATCGCATTGGCAGCGGAACTCTACCGCTCCGAAAATGTGCCGTACCTGTTAAGGCAGATAGAACGGCAGACACCGCATATCCGCCCTGTATCGTTCTCTTTTGGAGAATGCCAATCGGGCAACAGGACTTATCACAGCTTGCAAGTTGGCGAGTTGTCATCCCATGCGCTCATCGCCTATCTGCAAGAGAGAGGAATAAACATAGAACTTGCCAAAAGAGAATGCAAGGAACTTCGGTTTATGAATGCCGACAAGCCCTATTTCGCCATCGGCTTCCCGAACATGGCAGGAGGGTTTGAGGTGCGCAACCGCTATTACAAGGGTTGTGTAGCTCCGAAAGACATCACCTATATCCGACAGCAAGGAGAACCACGAAGTATGTGCTATCTTTTCGAGGGCTTCATGGATTACCTCTCGTTCCTTACCATCCGCACAAACGACCACCCCGACCACCCACGACTGACCGAGCAGGATTACATGGTGCTTAACTCCGTTTCCAACATCGGCAAGGCGGAACAACTGCTGAGACAATACTCTCGGATAGGCAGTTTCCTTGACAACGACCACTCAGGGCGGAACGCATACGACAACCTGAAACGGATATTGGGCGACAGCTTGCAGGATCTGTCGGTACACTATGCAGGGTACAATGACTTGAACGAGTATCTGTGCAACAGACAATCCGCCAAGCGGACAGGGCCGACAAGGCAAGTCCAATCCGAAAGACGGATGATGCAACCACCGAAAAAGCGAGGGCTGAAAATGTAGTGGGAAACAGGCTTGCAGCGGCACGGATATTTACCGATGGAAAATACCGTAGCTTATTAGGGAATTTGTCCGAGCCGCATTGCAGGGCAACGCTGAAAATTCCCCAATAAGCCAAAGAGGTTGCTCCTCTCTGGACTCTCCGAAGCCAACGGCAATAGCCGTACAAAAGTAATAATCAAACGATGTTCAACAAGCAAACAAGAAAGGAAAATCATACATGGGATTCGTAGTATTACACATGGAAAAGGCGCACGGTTCCGACAGCGGAACGACCGCCCACATCGAGCGTTTCGTCATTCCGAAGAACGCAGACCCGACAAGGACACACCTTAACCGAAAACTCATCACATACCCCGATGGAATAAAAGACCGTTCTGCTGCCATCCAAAGACGATTGGAGGAAGCGGGACTGACACGCAAAATCGGGAACAACCAAGTACGGGCAATCCGCATCAATGTGTCGGGAACACATGAAGACATGGAGCGCATTGAAAAGGAAGGCAGACTTGACGAATGGTGTGCCGACAACATAAGATACTTTGCCGACCTGTTCGGCAAGGAGAACATTGTGGCAGCGCATCTGCACAGGGACGAGGAAACACCGCACATACACGTTACGCTCGTTCCGATAGTCAAGGGAGAGCGCAAGCGCAGAAAACGTGAGGAGCAGGCAAAGAAACGCTACCGCAAGAAACCAGCCAACACCGTAAGGCTCTGTGCCGATGACATCATGACACGGCTGAAACTGAAATCCTACCAAGACAGCTATGCTGTTGCGATGGCGAAATATGGATTGCAGCGTGGCATTGAGGGTTCAACGGCACGGCACAAGTCCACGACACAGTATTATCGGGACACCCAACAGCTTGCCGACAGTCTGAGGGCGGAGGTGGTGGACTTGCAGCAACAGAAAGAAAAAGCACAGGAAGAACTCAAACGAGCCAAGAAAGAGGTACAGACCGAGAAGCTGAAAGACGCAGCCACAACAGCAGCGACCAACATAGCCGAAAGCGTTGGTTCTCTTTTCGGGGGTGGAAAGATGAAAGCATTGGAACACAGGAACGAGGATTTGCAAGACCGCATCATCGAACTTGAAGAAGAAGCCCGACAAAGGGAACATCAGCAAGCCAAACAGATACAGGAGGTAAAAAACGCTTACGAGCAACAGAACAGCAACCTGTCCGAATTTGTGGATTTTGTCAAACGCTACTTCCCCTATGTAGAAAAGCTGATGCCGACAATCAAGTTTTTGCGTGATACGCTGAACTTTGGCGATGCCGTCATCAGGAAACTATGCACATTCAAGGAGGTATCCATTAAAGGCGAACTGTACTCACGAGAGTTTAACCAACATTTTAGGGCAGACAAAACGATATGTTCACTTAAAGAGGACAAGGATGGCAATTTCAACCTCAATATAGACGGTGTTTCACATGTAAGTTGGTTCAGACGCAAGAAAGACGAGTTTATGCAATCATTGGGAATGCCGACAAACAGACAAAATCGAGGTATTCAGTTGTAAGTCAGAAGAAAATCCGTGATGATAGAATATTACATCACGGATTTTTTGTACTTTTGCGAAATCAAAAAGTTATGTATGGAAACAAAAATTAAAATTATCCGCAAAAGTGGATGTGCTATCATATGTTCATTATGTTTTATTGCCTTATGTATGCCTTTTATTGACATACATAATGACATGGAAAGTACAATGTGTTCTGATGTAAAAGAGGCAAAAGAATATGAAATAGATTACAAGTGTATGAAATACCTTGACAAACATCCCAATGGAGAACATAGTCAAGAAGTTTCAGATATCTTATTATCTAAGATGAAAAAAGATGGAGATGTGGTAAGGACATATAAATTGGGTCGTCGCTATACATCTTTAAAGGTGGGAACAGAATTAAAGGAATTAGCTTACAAAATAGCAGAAACTAAAAACGATTATTATTCCTGGAGTCAATATATCGAAGTTTGTGACTCTATAGACATTAAAGATGCTCATGAAAGGTTAAATACCTTTATTCATTAACACACATTTTACTATTTAATTAAAGAATACAATTGAACTCCCCAATAATATGAAAAATAATAAGTTCGCTATTTTTTATTCATGGCAATCATATATCGGAGGTTATGCGAACCGAGCATACATAAAGGATAAAATAATTTCAGCATTTAAGGAATTAAATATTGATATAGAACTTCTTGAGGATTCAAGGGGAACTACAGGTGCGCCAGATATTCCAAATACTATTTTAACAAAAATAGTCCAATCAGACATTTTTGTTTGTGATATTACTCCAGCATATATACTTGATATAAATAAGAAACGTGCACTTCCAAATCCAAATGTTATGTTCGAATTAGGCTTTGCTGTTCGTTCATTAGGTTGGGAAAGAGTTATTTGCGTGTGTAATGAAGAGTATGGTAATATTGAAGCTCAACCTTTTGACATATCTAAGCATCGTATCATTACATACCGTAAAAAAGACGGTGAAAAGAAATCTGCTAAATCATTATCTCTTACACGGTTTATGAATGATATCGTATCTAATTACGATAATATTGTCGCAAAAAGGAATGAATTTGACTACAAAAAACATGACATTGAGATTTTTAATAAAATGATGTCCTTTGCTTCTGAAGAAGAGTTTATTAATAGTATCACGGATTTCCGTTCCACAGGACGATTCTTTCGTTGGTATGAAAAGTGTTGGGATTACATACAATACTTTCAAACCTATCCTCAAAATAGATTTGTGAACAGTAAACTTAATGATAGTTTGATGAAATTGGTAATAGCTTTAGATGAATTAAAATCATTAACGTGTCAAATTTGTAGTGCTTACAATACACAGTATTGGAACTACGAGGAACCTGAAAAAGAATACACCCAAGAACAATTAAAAGAAATATGGATGTCACAAGAGTATCGAAAGCGAGAAATACGATACCCCGATAATGATACATCAGAAAATCTCCGTAAGTATTACGATGCTGTTGATAGAGATGAAAAAAATATTACCGAATATTCTGATAATGTACTAAAAGCTTATATTGCTTTTAGAGATGACATAAAACGAGAATTGATTATTTAATTTTTTGTTCATCAATAAATTCTTGGATTTCTCCTAAGCCACCTATTTCTTTGGGTAATATAAACATATTCATGGGATTAGCATATCTCTCAAAATACTTTATGATTTCATTTATATCCAAATCCGCAATATTTTTACGACTATTCATACCAACAGGTTCAATATGGCATAATTTCCATTTTGTATTCGCATCAGACAGTGCATCTTTACCTAATGTTTTGGTGTATTTTGCTTTTTTCTTATCTTCTTTCGTTAAAGCATAAACCATTGGTATTTCATTGCGGTTTAATTTGTTCTTCAGTTCCAAAAGACTATAAGTTTTTCCATCTAAAACATTACGGTACACCCACAAGGCAAATGTGTTATCGGAAATTATAACTTTTCTCCCTGATGGGTGAGTAAATTCTTGTCCTCTACTGCTACCTTTCCTTATAATAAGTGGCATACTCTCATCTTCAGCCCATTCCGAAATCAAAGTTTTCCATGAATTTAATACATCAACAGAAACGTTCATGTAATTTTCTGACGATTTCCACAATTGACCAAGCTCCTTAATTTTGTTTCTAATAACGGTTCCTACAATATCCATAAATTCTGACCTTTGTTCTTTTCATTCCTTATATCTTTCTTTTAGTGTTTAGATGTCATTAAAATTTACTTTATAAGCCGATTCTTTTTAAGTTCAATCAAATCAAAGGCTCTGAGGACATGAATCATAAGCGTCATTTCAATTTGTTCTCTATATTTTTCGGCTTCATTACTTTGCAGTACTGAACTATTATTGGGGCAATAGCCATCATATTCATCTTTGTCTAATTTAAGTTTATAGCTTACAACTTTTGTGGTATCTTCTGATATGACAAATTTTACACCAAGCGCATTACTTATCAAGTTGGAAATGTAGTTATCAATATATCTAAAACAGATACATACATCAGTCCAATATACACCTCCACCTCTTTTGTATAAAGATTGTTTGATTGCCTCAATCTTAAAAGATTTAAGGTATCGGTAAAGACTTTCTAAATCGTAAATATCGTCCTCATTAAAAAGAAATCCTCTACCTTGGCCATTTGCTTCTCCCCATTCCCATGCATTACATTGCCACTCTAAGCAATCAAAATTCAATTGTGAGATAAGACAACCATCTTTTAATGCTAAATTAAGCAGTGGCAAAATAGTATATAACAAAAAACAGATATCTGTCCCATGTAAATCATAAGTTTGCCATTCATCATTTACATCATGTAGGTATAGCGACAAACAGTACTCATATATCTTCGGCTCATTTAGTCCATAATAAAGAGGTTTTCCTCTTTTGCATAATACTTTCAGTCCTACAAGTTCTATATAGCCAAAATGTAGACCTTCATCATCGTGCAATTGACGACCTACGATATTTAGCGAGGCATAACTTTCCTCTCCAAACTCCAATGATGGTATTTCAATTGTATAGTCACCATTTTCTGCTGGAACATTACATCTATCTCTCCGATAATTACTCGGAGCATAAAACATGTTGGGTTTTAATACTATCATAATACAATTAGTATTTGTGAAGTTAAATAGCACTACAAAGGTAACTATTATCCATGAAATTACGACCGTTTCAATACATTATCAGTATTTTACTTGAGAAAAGTTCTAGTACACTGAAAATTTTGTTTTACCTTTGCATTGTAGAGAGTTATTTGAACGCAATTCATAGCAGAACGCTGCAAATGGCACGGTTGCCAAGTCATTACCTCAAAATCGGGTAATTCTCCCAATGTCCTTATTATAAGGAACTAAGAAAGCTATTCCAAAATTACTAAAAAAATACTAAAGAGGCAGAGGAGAAGGGGATAAATGCATGCTCATACCTCAGTTCTTCTTTGCTCTGTACTCCTTGGGTGACATTCCCGTGTGTTTCTTGAAATATCGTCCGAAGAAAGACTGGTCGGGAAAATGATATTTGTCGGCAATCTCTTTCAGTGACATGCCGGTGGATTGCAGTGCCATTTTCAGTTCCAATATCAGGTTTTCGTCAATGATTTCTTTGGCAGAATCTTCTGCCACTTGTTTGGTGATGGCAGATAGGTAGCGGGTCGAAATGCAGAGTTGGTCAGCATAAAAAGCGACATCCCGCTGGGTAGTACAGTACGTATGTACCAGATTTATGAACTTTTTGAACAATTCTTCTTTCCGGTTACTGCCATTGATTTGCTCTTCCGTAAAGTAACGTTGAACCTTGTCGTAGGTGTCGAGAAAGAAAA